AACATAGGGCTAACCCTACAGTTCCACAATAGCGCGTCAGGTCGTGCGCTTGTGTTCATAGTGAATCTGTTCAAGAAGGATTCGCGTTGCATAAATCTTTTGATATCCATTTGATCTTCTCCGTCCAGTCCAACTGTACGTGAGTCAATGGTCAATTCTTGCTTGGAATCGAGTGAGAGTTTATTGATAGCGTCTGCCGCATCAGTATTGGACAAATTGCCTGTTGGTGAAGGCTTCATTAGTTCGATGTCTGTGATGATGGGTGGACGTGAATATCCCCAATGGGTAGCTAGGCTTCCGACACCTTTTGCTACCATTTCTGTTGCTCTTGCATATGGACCGATTGTAGGTACATCTGTGAGGCGACCTGCAGCGTGAGCAATCGCTGAAGCAGGTGCTGAAATAATCCCCTTTCCATATTCATCTCCAGAGTTGAGGGCTCCGGATTGTGGGGTGTAATTTCGTGCTGTGAGGGTTGTCAGCGACGTTGGCATGGTTAGCACAACATCACTGGCCCAAGCATAAACCGTAACTGTGACTGGGTCATCGCCTTCGTTGGAATGTTGAAGTACTCCGAATGACTTGATCGTCATCTCACCCATATTATTTCTGTCTGTACCACTCAGGGATAAGTAGTTTTGGGGCCAGAAAAAGGGTAAGTCGAGCTGTCCTCCTGAATTGTTGGTTGGATTCAGAAAGAAATGCGGTTTTTGGGACGCTCCGATTAAGTCCACATCTAAAAAATTGCGTTCTGTGGTTACTTCGTCGAAGCCATAATACGGATTATAAGAAACAAGAGCTCTGCCATAATGAAAGCCAGTACCAGATATGACCATCTTGACATGTAGTTTGCTTCTATAAAGTTCGAAATTAGCAATCTTCTCCGCGACTCTGGGGTCGTTGAGAAAGAGTTGCCATGGATTGAAACGTTCAAAGAGAGGTGAACTGACTGACCAGGTGTATTCTCCGATTCTCGTGGGACGAGAGAGAAAATTGCCTAGATCTGAATCGTTGTTGTTACTCAGATTCATTGTCGAGTCCATACCAGATCCAATGGTTGAAGTCCAACCAGGATCTTGTTCTTGAAAGTTCGTGATTTCTGATGTGAGGTTGGCAGTACCTTCCTCTTGAATGGTGCCTAAAGCACCGGATTGGGGTGTATATAATGATCGGTATTCAGAGACCGATCGCTCTTTATTATAAATTGTAAAATTCGTAATGCGATTTGTTGATAAAGGTCAGCTACATGCATTATTGCAACTGCCTATTTACATTTTGTTTGTGGGGCTAATAACCACTCCTGCTAAATAACAGGAAGCATGTTCGCTTCATTCTTGAAATGCCAAAGCAG